TACAATTCCGCGCGCGCCGACGATGCGCTCTTCGAGTTTGTCCAGCAGGCCAATCACCAGATCGTGATTATTGTCCAGCCAGCGCGCCTGCTCCCTGATCGACCGGCCAGCAAATTGCGTGAGCTGGTTTGCGTTGCGGTTTTCCCGCTTTGCCCGGTGCGTGCGCGTCGGCAACGCCGCCTCGTAGGCATTGATTGCCACGCGTGAACGCAGACGGGAGGCTTTCCAGCCCGGTGAAATCAGACCAATGGCATCATCAATCAGGCTCATCGCGGGAACCTCGCCAGCCGGTACTGAGGTCGCCCGCGCTGCGCCGCCAGCAACGTTCTTAACCGGCGCTCCCAGTAGTTCCGTCCCTTCTGAATTTCACTGAGATTCTCCATCGTCATGGACTGTCCGTTAAAGGTGATGGATTTACCCTGCAGGACGGCGCGTTCGGCGGTCATATACTGCTGGATCATGTCTTCAATATCGGCCTGATTCATACCCAGCCTCCTGATGTCGATGGCGCCCAGGCAGAGGATTTCTCCTCTTTCCTGGCGCGGGTTGTTTTCGGTTTTAGATGATTACTGCGGGGTTTCGGTGTGGGTGAATCAGAAGGTGCAGGCGGAGCGGATTGTTCAACGGGGAGCGCCCAACCAGGCGGTTTTTCCCAGTTTATCCGCTCGTACCCGCGCAAAATCACCAGCGCATGGGCGTATACCATCAGGTCAAAGGCTTCATTCGCCCCTTTCCCTGGCTTCGTCCATTTGCCGTCAGCCCCCCTTTCTTCATACGTCAGTTCGTCATAGAACCACTCCCCCAGCCAGTCAGGAAAGTGAACGTAGTTAGCCCCCGGCGTATCGCGCTGAAGCGCATTACTGATCCGGTCTTTGAGCATATTGGTCTGTAGCAGGTAGAGTGGCACGTCGCCGCGGGCTTCCGCCCGGCGGTTAGGACGGTCGGTATTGTCCGGCAATGACTTAGTGATCAGCTTGCTGCGCGTGGCGCTGTCGCCTTTGAAGAGATAAACGCGCTTGTGTACGCCATCGCGGCGGCATTGGCGCCAGAACTCATAGGCATTCCCGGTCACGCCGTCTTCACCGCCGGAGTCCACGGCCATCGCCAGCACGGGCATTGATACGCCTGGATTGCTGTTGAGTGGCCATGTCTTATCCAGCACGTCCGTGCGCAGCAAATCCCAGTCTTCGAGATAGCCAGCCGGGTCAATCGGCAGGCTTTCGCCGTTCTGACCCGTGCGCATCGACTGTTTGATGTTGTACCGGTCGACAATCCACCGCTCGCCGTGGGCGCCATAGCCAATCACCTGCACCACAAAGCGCCGGTTGCGCCCGCCCTGCACGTCAACGGTCGCCACCAGAAAACGCACGCCGTCGGGCACCGTACGCTTGGTCACCACGGTGGCGCGGGCCATAAGCGTTTCGGATTTCCGCTGCTCGACGCTCGACTGTGGAAAATAAGGCAGACCCCAGTCAGTGTTGATCACCGCTTTCAGGGTTTCTTCACTGCCGTTGGCCTCATAATCCTGCTGGGCAGAAAGCAGCTTATAGACCAGTTGAGACAGGGTCTGATATGCCGCTGCGGGACCTTCCATCCAGAAGGAAGCAATGCGGGAACGTCTTGCGGTACCCGTAATCACACCATGACGGTCAATCTGCTCACCGTCGCGCAGCCAGACACCTTTCTGATTAAGAGCGCGCTTCTGGTCTGCCATGATTTTTCCGCGGCAATGTGGGCATTCAATGAATGCTGCCTCACTGGCAATCACCGGATCGACAATATTCTGATAGCCCTGCACCACATCTTTCGCCGGTTGGAAGTGTTCGCCGCAGTGCGGGCACGGCCAGTACCAGCGTCGGCGATCGCCACGGTTATATAATGAAAGAATGCCGGTGGTCGGCGGGGCTTCATGAAGTGAACTTCGCCGCCACTTGGTATCTCGGATATCACGGCCCGGTGAACTCTCCACCAGCGTCATACCGGATGACATAAATGTCGTGGTACGTTTTGAGGCCAGCGTGAAGCCGTCACCTTCTCCGTCGATGTCCTCGGGAAAACGGTCATAGTCCGTCAGCGCCACGCACTTATAATCGGAGGACGACATGATGTTAATAGAGGGCCAACCGATTTTAAGGTAGTTACCGGCGCGAAATGTTCGGTCGTAGACGTTGTTGTCATTACGCCGGGGGCTCAGGCGCTTGGCGACTTCCGGGCTGCTGCGGAAAGTACGATCGAGACGCTTTTTACTGTGTTCGCGCGCTTTCTCTTCAGTCATCTGAATAAGCAGCATATCGGAGGGATCGCAGACAACGTTGTAGACTATCCAGCCATCAATCAGGCCGATGGTTTTACCCGTCCGGGACGGTCCGACGAAAATCACGGCATCGTATTCACGCGATGCCAGACAATTCATAGGCTCAATGACATACGGCGCCAGATTCGGATCCCAGGGAACGGAGTTGCCGGCCCCCATCGGTACACGCATATATTGGCTGACCGCATCGGCAACCAGCATACGCCGCGGTGCGCGAAGTATTTCGGGTACATCTCTCCGGATGCCACGCGCTGAAGCCCGCTTTGCCATCAGTCCTCCTCAGACGTCTCCTCCTCCGGTTCTGCGTCAATGACCTTCTGCGCAATCTGGTCACGCAGATCATCAATAATATTTTGTACCCGCATCACGGCTGACGGCGGCAGAGCACAATCTCGCTCGAGCACGTCCGGCAACGTTTCCAGCACCTGAACGACGGCTTTCGCCATAACCGAAAATTCTCTTGCCACATCTTCCGCGGGGATTAGTTGCCCCATGCTCTGCTCAAAACTCAGCCGCTCATTCTCGGCCTTCCAGTGCGCCAGCCGGTCGGATGGCGTCATTTCAGCGACGTCACCTGAAACTGTGGGGATCATCAATTCAGTCAACACATCAGTCACGGAAAATAATTTAAGTTTCGCGTTACTGCCCGGCGCGGGATCGACATTCTTCAGGCGCGCCGCGACGGTCTGCCGGTGCACACCCGTGATCCCTGCAAGTTGATTGATGTTGAGTTTGAGTGAGGCGATTTCCTGGTCCATGATGGTGAACACTTTTTAGACGATTCGACATCTTTGCAATTTGGGTATTAATAAAATCAATAACCTGCACAGATGATGATGATGACCCTAGATCGCGAAAACTAGCCGTTTTCCGCGAGTCCGCCGCCCCGTGGCAAGGCCCCCTATTGGGAGTACCTTTCTTTGCTAACTATTTCATTTGAAACTATATTCTAGATGGCTAGATTCCCTTCTGAGTCACAATTCAACTCGAATTGCATACAGGCGCATACGGGATGCCATCGATAGTGACCTGCATAAATGCTCCAATAAAAAAGCCACCAGCAAATCTGCTGATGACTATCTGAGACTGAAAAAAGTCTTTCGACCTACCTCAAGTTTCTTTAAGTTTTTAAAGTAAATTACCATTTTGTGCTCTATTGTTAGATGACAATGCCAATAGAGTAGAAAAGATGGAATGGAAAGTGGTAGATGGAATCTTTCTAACGCCTGATAACCTGCAAATATTGAAAGTTACGGCCGAGGGGGATTTAAAGTTCTTGATATGGATTAAGTCTAACTTTGAAGTCCCCCTAAACTGCATGCTTACGCCAGTCATCGACGGATATATAGCCAACCATGACAAGGGCCATTTTGTAGCGATTCAGAAAGCAGTGCCATACAGCCTGAGCGAGTGGGAGATTGTAAAAATGGCACAACATTCATCCCATTCAGTTCATATTGATGGGGTTACCTCAGACCATTAAGGTGTACTTTGTTTGGCTAAATACTCGATGTAGCCTTGAAGATACTCTATTACTTCGTTGTCTTTGATAATGCTTGCTCTGAGATCGAGAACAGTCTGTCCACCTGCAGGAGTGAGGTCGATTTGTACTGCATCGCCCAAGCTGCTGGTGCCGGAAGTGCCGTTCCCGATGAGTTTGCAGGTAGCAAGGTTTGCTGCGGCGATTCGCACCCGGCGAGTACCAGCAGCGACATCAGCGCGCAACTTTTCATTCTTAGTTTGCTCATCTGCCATTTCCTTCGTGTGTTTCGCATCCAGCGCCGCCAACGCAATCTGTGCCGCTTCTGTACGCTTCTTCTGGTTGGTCAGGTCAATCACTGCCTGATCGCTTTGTCTCTTCAGCTCTGCGGTGTGGGCTCCATTAAGTTTGGAAACGTCAGCATCCCAGCGTATTCCCTCAATCCACCAGGTAAGGGCAGCGCCAGCGAAGAAGGCCAGCACAATCAATAAATTGTTATTCATCTAACCCCCAGCACGTCAGTTCGCTTTCCTGATCACGTCGTTGCACCTGACCGAAGCAATTATTCGCACGTATATTGCAATCCTTGCCACCGTCCCTCACCCAGCGTTTTATCTCCGAGCAGGCACCGCGTTTATCACCAGTATTAAGTTTGCGGTAGAACGTCGAAGTAAAGCATTTCGCCGGACCGATGTTGTAAGGGCAAAATGAAGCGATTCCGGCAATTTGTGGCTGCGTCAGCGGGACGGTGACGTTTCCCTTTACCCAGGCAATCGCCTTATCTGACTCCAGCTTATTTACCTGGGCGCATTTCGCTGCTGTCAGCTTCATTCCCTTGTAAACAAGACGACCATCAACACGGGTTGCGCCGCGGCAAATAGTCCAGACCCCCACGCCATCTTGATAAGCAGTCAGGCGATTACCTTCCTTTTCATCAAGAAACTGGCCTAGGATCGCTGAAGCACCGGCACCAGAAATAATCAGAGCAATTACAGCTTTGCTGAGTTTGCTTTTGATACCAGGCTGAGTTGCCATCATTCACCTCTGAGTGCTTTGCGGCGGTCTTCTTTAATTTTGAAATAAAGGTTTGTCAGGTATGTGAGGAGCGCAACAGCTATACCTGCCAGCACACCTATAGCGTTCCACTGATCCGGACTAAATGCATTCAACAGGCCGTTCAGGACGCTACCGGCAGAGGCTCCGTACGCAATGCCTGTAGTCAATTTGTCCATTCTCATAGTCTCCCCCTCCGGTTGTCCGGTTGGGTGCGTAGTAGTGAGGTATTTAGCGGCTCAGTCCGTTTGCGAAAGGATGAGTTGTTAGCTGATTGACTGGCCGCCAAAAGAGAAAAGGCCGCCAAATTGGCAGCCTCAAAAATGCAAAAACCCGCACATCGGCGGGTTCAAGTAACTTCTGTAATTAAAGATGTAGTGCCTGCCCCACCCGGCGCTTATCTCCGGCACTCGTAATGGCTTAGCTCTTGAAGGGGCGAATTCATCATCTCAGATTAATCCTGATGACATATTAACAATATTTGCGAATTTAACCATTTTTAGACCAATAAAATACAACATTGTGATCCAGCCCCAGGAATCAGCGAACGTGGTGATACCTGCTCAGACATTAATAAACCTTTATCGCTGCGAGTGTCCTCACAACCGAATTTAGGGTATAAAAAAGGCTGCGAATCGGCAGCTTCTAGAAAGTGTTTTATAGTGACGGCACTACTCAATAAGGACATGTATATGAAAAATAAAATCTTCGTTGTATTAATGCTCACCGGCATGCTCACCAGTTTTTCAGGACTTGCGGAACTCTTGCAGTGCAGTATCAACGTCGGCAATCTCTCCGATTGCCAGCCATATCCATCAACGAAAAATGCCCCTCTACTCAGAAGCGATGGAAAGGTGTCTTTATGCGAGATTAATAGCGGACAGGTTGGCTCATGCTCATCAAATTATGACGGTGAAATAGTCATCAAGAGAGGTAGTGGTTACTCTGAATGCAATGTTGAGTATGGCGAACTGAAAGGCTGCACTCCTCCTGTTTATTCTGGCTCAGCGATTATTGATACTAGCCAGGAATAAGGGTAAAGCTTTTCGGTAAGGGCATTAACCCCTTTGACTGGCCGGAAATGTCCCAGCTTACCAAGCCGATGCTCTTACCTGATGTGCAGAAACGATAAAGCCCCGCATTTTTGCAGGGCTCTCAAAGCTTTTCTAGGTGCTCATCTACTGAAACGCCTATGATTTAGATAAATTACGCCAAGTTTGGACAAAATATCAGAAGTGGCCGCCGCCGACCGCGCATAATCTTCAAACGCCATTTTTGCCATAATGCGTAGGCATTCAGCCATGCGCCTCCCTGCGACTTTGCCGATATGCTTCGGTGCGTGCTGTTTGGCGTACTGCGTCAGCATGCCGACCGCTATCGTTCTATCCTGCTGGCTGATACCGGCTCAGACATTGATAAACCCCTTATCGCTGTTATTGTCCTCACAACCGAATTGAGGGCATAAAAAAGGCCGCCCGTAGGCAACCCGTTAGAATATTCATTTTGACTATTTAACAATGCCGAACAGCTTTGCCCACTCTTCTATCTGGGATCGATATATGAATTGAACCGACTGCAGGGAGTAACCACCCTCGCCTTCTACAATTTGTGCAAGGCAAGGGAATTCTTTGGGTGCCTGACGCAGAATTTCTCTTTCAAGCTCGTCAGGTTCGAAAACCGAAGGAAACTCCTCATCCAAATGTAGGTAGCCTTTTACTATCCATTCTCTGTATTCAAATTCGTTATTCAGTAGCTTCATGCCAATGGTCTCATGTGATGTTTTACATAAGATAGCAGGCATCTGGCAAACGAACGATGGTGATGATTAACTTTTGCGCCCCTTGTGATTTACTTAAGCAAAATTCAAGCGTACATTTTCATGTTCAAGCATCTCAAGAGTTATCCCAAACGGGGGCTTTCCTTTATTTAATTGATTCACATTAATTTTTTATAGGATGATTCATTGGATATTAAGACAGTTCTGGAGAGGTTTAGCTGCTCAATTCGCCGATGCGAATTTCTCATTTACCCAAAAAACTGTAATGTTGAAACAAACTTCGCTGAAGTTAGTTGTGCATCTTGTGGCCGTGAAGTTACCAAAAGCGAACTTCTTGAGCTATGGCAAAATGATGAATATAAACAGCCGAAGAAACTCAACGATTCCATGCTGAAGTAGTATGTCACCCACATTATCGCTGTAGGTGCCCTCACAACCGAATTGAGAGCATAAAAAAAGGCCGCCCGTTAGGCTAATGCCGATCGTTTAAGGATCAGTTGACCGATCCGGTGGCTCGTGTAAAAAGGGTTCATGCTCATCATGGACCCTTTTTAAATGGAACTTTCACAAGCTCTCGGTATTATCAATCTCACTGCCCCCGATGAAGTTCAAAGCCTCGCTGACCTCCTGTCTCCTGACCTCATTCAGCAAGCTTTTTCTCTCACTGACACCGTCACCCTACGCAAGCGTAAACTCCCCCTCGAGTCCATGGTCTGGCTGGTTATCGGTATGGCCATATTCAACAATAAGCCTATGAGTCATATCGTTAATCTGATGGATATTGTTGACCGAACCGGACGCTCATTCACCGCACCCAGCTCCGTTATTGCCCGCAGAAAAACGTTAGGTGAAGATGCCATCCGGGTTCTGTTTGATATCACTCAGCAACACTGGCATGCAGAGGCAAAACATCCTCTCTGGCACGGACTGACACTCAATGCCGTCGATGGCGTAGTCTGGCATACGCAGGACACGCCTGAAAATGCAGAGGCCTTCGGTAAGGCTTCGAACCAGCACGGTGAACGCGGATATCCTCAGGTCCGCATGGTCTGCCTGATGGAACTGAGCAGCCACCTGTTGCGGGCCAGTGTGATGGACAGTTACGACGTGAACGAGATGCGCCTGGCGGCAAAGCTGGCAGCCAGCGCGCCGGATAACAGTATTACGCTGTTCGATAAGGGTTTTTACTCTTTAGGCCTGCTACATGACTGGCATAATGCGGGCGAAAATCGCCACTGGCTGACGCCGCTGAAAAAGAACACGCAGTACGAGGTGGTGTGTAAGCTCGGCAAACAGGACGAGCTGATACGGCTGAAAACGTCACCGCAGGCCAGAAAACAGTGGGAAGGACTGCCGGAAGAAATGACCGTGCGGCTTATCCGCCGGAAGGTCAATGGCGTTGAACGGCAGGTTCTGACGTCAATGACGGATGCGATGCGTTATCCGGCCGCCAGCGTGGCGGAGCTTTATAAGCATCGCTGGGAAATCGAGTTAGGATACCGGGAGACGAAGCAGTTTTTACTGGGGAACCGGTGGGCGCTGAGAAGCAAACTGCCGGAAATGGTGAGGCAGGAACTGTGGGGTATCCTGCTGAGTTATAACCTAATTCGTTACCAGATGATCAAGATGGCGTTCAGCCTGAAGGGAGATTATCTGCCTTATCAGCTGAGTTTTAGCGGTGCAGTGTCGGAGATATTACGGTTGTTAATCGGGCTGCCGTGGGCATCAGCGGGAGCCATCCCGGGTCATCTGAAGCATTTTTACAGCAACGCAGCGATGCTAAAACTGCCCTCGAGACGTGAGCGTGAATATGTCAGGGAAGTGAGAGAAAAAAGGTCGAAATATCCCTTAAAAAACAATGCCGGTCACCTTAAGTGACCGGCATTAGCCTTCATGGCGACCTTTTTTTGCGTGGAAATCACTGGTGATGACCTGTCCTGGCTTATTCGACAGCAGAACCGCCTTTAATCCTGAACACCAGGTTCACCACGAGATTGCTGGCAGCCTTCGGTTCATAGCGCCATTTGCTCATCGCCTGTTT